ATCGGCTGCGCGTCCTGAGTATCTGTTATAGTACATGTTCCATCCGGTTCTTCGTGAAACGTAGACTTGGTGTGGGACGTTACATCTAAAATATTTCCTTTAGCCAATGGGATATATCCTCTTTCCGCCAGAACCTTTATGCAGTGGAACTTGTAGCTCCTGCTCGTTAGTTTTGCTACGAGGCTTGGGGGCTTCTGGGCTTTTCTTTGATTGTTTCTTCTGTGTTTTCATGGTTAGTGAGGGGGCAGTTTCCTACCCCCTCTTATCTAACTAATTACGATGATGTACAGTCGTAAATACAGCCGCTGGCAGCTTCATTTTTCGCCATTAAGCCATACTCAGCAACAAGCATCTGCTTCTTGCTGTCGCCTGTTCGCGCAATATCCAGAGTCTGGAAAGGACGCAAGTAGGAAACGGCCCAAAAATCGAAATCAAAGAACCAAGCGTCACGCTCTTGCTGGAACCTATTAGGAACGACTTTGAAATTTCCAAAATCGGACACATAGATATCAACTGCAGCAACAACATGGGCTGGCGCCGGTTTATCCGCTGCTGTTCGGAGCGGAGAAGTGGTCTGAGTTAGATCAGAGATAGCCTGTTTGTTGAACGGGCCTACCATGATCGTGTCAGCATTGGAGCCAGAGCTAAAACACGCACTGATAACTTCTTTCATCAACACTTCGGAGATCGCTCGTGGTGTGCCGTCGGTCGTGATGTTGCCACCATTACCTGCACACGCTGAACCACCACTACCAAACGTAGCTACGTTGGTTTTAACCCACGCGCCTAGTCCGGCTGTGATACGAGTATCGCCAGTTGGTTGTCCCTCAGTACCAGCAGCAACTGTCGCTGGAACGGCTTTCGCTACGTTAGACATAAGCATCTTTTCCATATCGCGCTTCATTTCTTTGGCGCGCTTGGCTAGTTGATATGCCTGAGAGCTACGTCGGCCTGCAAAGTCTACTGCTTCTGCGGTACCTGTGGTTGCTACTGATTTTCCGCTGATTTGACAATAATTACCTACCCTAGTTGGTTCTGCAACAGCAGTATTAGCTAGGTCATCACCCTCAACGATACGGTTTGTAGCAGCTGCGGTCAGTGAATCGGTTTGCCACTCAAAGAAAGTGGAGTCACACGACTCTCGTCCTGCAGACGACATAAACGGAGTATCGGTAGGGGAGATATTGTAGATAACATTTGACAGATCTTCACGAAGACCCACTGCCGCATATGTGGAGCGGGTATCTGCTGGTCTTGCCATTTTTTATTACCTTTTGTTATAGTTCTACAAAATCTTCCAGCAATGTAGCCGCGTCTGAAACGTGACCTGTTTGCTGTAAGCGCTTCATTGAAGCAATACGTTTAGATTTCTGTGCCTCCTTTTTTCCAGAACCTTTGCCAGATCTAACCACTCTTGGTTTGTTCTTCACCTTTTTGGTTTTAACGTCGGCACGCTGCAATGCATCATACTTTTGTGCTTTCATTAAAACAATCAAAGATCGGTGATCAACCAGAGAGCCTATCTCCTCCTCTGTATACCCTTGTCCAGTAGCATATTCTCGCAATCCTGTAGCCAACACTTTCTGTTGGGTAGGATCGCCCCACTCGGGTAATTTCTCTACCATTTGCTCGTGTTCTTTTTTAAGAACCTCTTGCTGTAGAGATTGCATTTCCCCGGCCTGCTTCTGTTGCTCTATAGTATACTGATGTTGGCCCGCTCTTACACGTTCTTGAGATTCTCTAAACTCATCACGCTTAGTAATAAACTCAATAGGATCTTCCTCTTTGAGTCTATTCCAATCTATATTACTAAATTGGTCAAGCCCACCCATAGATTGCTGGATTAGTTGGTTTAAACCATCCATGTATTGCTGACGCTCCTGTTGCATCTGACCCAACTGAGAACTGTATTGACTTGTAAGTTCGTCAATATTTCTTCGCTGTTCTGATAACTCCTGCGTCTTCTTGGTGTAATCTGCTTGACGAGAATATCCCTTTACTAACTCATCTTCTGTGACTTCAATTTCTTCGCCATTTACACGTACAGTGTACAGTGCGATATCTTCATCACCGGATTCCTCATCCTCAGACTCCTCCAAACCGTCATCTTCTTCCTCTAACTCCTCAGACTCATCCTCGGTGTCATCAGTTTCTGATGTTTCTTCATCAAGCTCGTCTTGAGTTTCCTCGGTAGACTCCTCTGATTCAGCTGATGCCATCTCATCTTTGGGGTTATCCTCTGCGCCAACAGCGGAGTCCAAAAGACTAATTATTGCATCATGCGCCTCTCCCAGACTATTTGGGTCTGGCGCTTGTGGCAGTGTTGCCGGGTGCGGGGCTTGTTGTTGCGTATCCGCCATTGTACTCTCCTTAAATAAATGGGTGTTGCTTCTCAAGCATACGGTTCATGTGTCCTGTTTCCATAATGGACTTTATATGACCGTGTAGCTTGTCAAGCAGTCTCATAGCTAGCCAGATTGATTCTCTGGACTCTACCTCAGATGATCCGCTAACTTCCCAGCGGCTCATAAGGTCTTTTCTTAACTCGTTAAATGCTTCTTGAAAAAGTGGATCTGCCAGGAGTCGTTTCGAGTTCTCCTCGCGGGCTGTATCTGACATTGATTTGGTAGATGAAAACTCAGACCAATCACTGCTTGATTTATTATCCATGTTATCCTAAAGCTACCCCCCTCCCTTGTTCTGCTTCTAGTCCCAGTTCTGCTACTTTTAGCTGTGCATCCATTTGCGCTTCTGCAGCATCGTGTTGTACTTTCATTTGCTTTACTTGAACATCTGCAGCTTTTAT